GGTTTGCGGTGATGACACCCCAGACCACGTCCGACTCCAGTTGTGCGATGGAATTGCCGTACATTGCCGGGATCCGGGTGAAGGCGTCGAGATCGTCGTTGATCAGCGTCTGGCGGGTGATGGCGACCACCCGGCCATAAGTCTTGACCTTGTAGCTCTCCTTCGACTCGCCCAGCGTGCCGCGCTTGAACTCCCCGCTCTCGCCGACCTCCAGCAGCTGCGGGGCCTCGCCAAGCTGGACCCGGTGCATCGCCTTGAAGTCGGTGGCGAGCACCTGGCGGCAGAACAGCATGAAGGTGCGTGGATAGGCCTCGTAGGCCTGCCGCAGGGTCTTGTTGGTGACCGCCGAGAGAATCTCGGGGAAGTCCGACGTCGAATGCAGGGCACGCGTCGCCACCTCATCACGCGACAGGCCGCGGGTGTTCACGCCCACATTGCCGAGGCTTTCCCGGGCCAGTTCCAAAAGCGTCATGCCGCGATACTGGCGCGCGGCGTCTTCCAACTGGAACAGCGTCGGGCTGTAGCGGTGCAGCAGCGCATTCGCCACCGCGTCGCGGCGGGTGATCGCCTCATTGCGGCCGCCAAGTGGGATCGACACCTGGCTGAAGGTGCGGGTTTCCTCGGATTTCGCGGCAACCTGATCGAGGATCAGACGCCGGGCCTCACCGATATCCGTGCCGCGTTTGACCAGATCCTCGGCAAAACTGCGCTCGAGGTTCAGGCGACCTGCCAGATCGTAGATTGTGGACACGCGATCCCGCTCGCCCTCGCGTGCGCGGGTCGCGACAGCTTCGGTATCAGGTGCAACGGGCATGTTCGGATTCTCGGGCTTCGGCTGCGCGCGGGTTTCGCTGGAGACAACCTTCGGCTCGGCCACAGGCGTCTTCGGTTCAGTCATGGTGGTGTCCTCGGTCGCGACAGTGTCGCTGGGTTGGTCTGTGGCCTCTGCGGCCGGGGCGTTGGGTTTGTCCGTCATCGGGATGGCTCCTGTGTTTGTGGGTGGGACGTCCCGGCGGTGAAGGACGCAAGTTGCAAGGTCGGATTGGGCGCGGAAGCCTGCGGCGGGGTCGGCGCCAACGGGCACGGCGGACACCTCGAAGGGAGTCCAGTCCACCGCGCGCCAAAGCTCGCGGGCAGCATCGGGTTTGGAGACCTCGAAGCGGTGAACCTGGTAGCCGATGGAGACCGCACGGATGTGTCCCGCCTGAATGTCGCGCCAGATCGGTTCGACATCGGCGCGCTCAGAAATCCGAACCTGCGCAACGCCCCGGCCGTTTTCGATGCGCGCCGAACCAGGCACGACCGAGCCAATCACAGCGTCGAGCGTGTCGATCTCATGCACCTTCAGGAACGGCGCGCCCGCATTAAGCCGATCCAGCCGCACATGGGTCGGATCGAGGCTGAGCTCTTCGTCATAAGGCTCGCCGAACAGGGTCGACCGGCGAACGCGCGCCCCCGCTGACCAGATCACCTCGACGGTGCGGGCGTCGGTATCGGCTGAGTTCGGCGCAAGCTCCGCCGACCGGCGCAGGGCCGGTAGTTCGATCATCGTGTCCATTTGTGTCAGTCCTGTTGGTCGGGGTCAGGCTGCGCCACACCCGTTTCGGAGACGTCGGCCGGATCGCTCGCCGGGTCATTGGCTGGGTCGTCGTCGACGAGATCGTTCGCCTGATCGCTTGTTTGGGCGCTGCCGGTCTTGGTGACTCGTCGCGGATCGCTGTCGAGCACCAGCCCGAGCGCATCGAGTTTGGCGTTTGTAGCTGCGATTTCGGCCAGCACGGCGTCCGGATTGCGGCCCTGTTTCGCGATCACCTCGGCCAGCGTCATGGTGCCTGAGCGGATCGACAGCAGGTTCGCCATCGCGTCCTTCTGCGGATCGACGGCCTCGAACTTCGGTGGAGACCATTCGACCGGTACATCCGGCGTCGGGATCTGGCCCGCCGCCCATGCGGCCTCGGTGAACCAGCGCCAGACTGGTGCACAGAACATCGGGATGAATAGCTGCCACTGCACGGCGTCGATCTGGCGGCGGAACTCGACGAGCCCGGCGCGGATCGAGGAATAGTTCACCTGGGACAAATCGCCCGTCAGCAATTCATAGGGCACCCGGAACCCTGCCGAGATCGTGTGCAGGCTCGCCCGCTTGTATTCGCCATAGCCGCCGGTGGCCGACGGCTGGTTGAAACGGATGTCTTTGCCTCCGCGCGCATAGGCGATGAGGCCCGGTTCGAACTGCTCAACCCGGTTGCCGTCGGCATCGACCACCGAAGGCGCGATGCCCTGCTGGGCCTCGTCGTCACCGAAGACGATTGCGGTGACGCAGGCCTCGGTCTTCTTGCGGACCAATTCGGCTACTTCGTAATCGTCGAGATCACGCAAACTGCGGATCACTGGCGCGCCCCAGGGAACGCCCCGGGCCTGCGTGCGCTGCTTTTCATAGATGTGGGCAATCTCGGTTGCCGGGACAGGGCGGCTCTGCAATCCATTCTGCATCGCACCATAGGCATCGCCGGGGTGTTCGGCGTGCAGCCAATAGGCCCGGCGTTTCCCGACCGGATCGAACTCGATCCCCTGCACCAGCCGACCCGCGCCGTTGGCACCGGATTTCGTGGCGTCTAGGAAGTCGGCTTCCAGCACCTGCAATTGCAACGGGACGGGCAAGCCATCCGCTGCGCGGCGCAGCCTGCGGCGTACCAGCACCTCGCCAGCCTCGACCATTTCCCGGCAGATCAGGGTCTGGAGCCCGTAGAAGTCGAGTTGGCCGTCGGCATCAGCGGCATCTGACCACCGTGCGAACAGCGCATCGACCTTGCGGTCCAGCTTATCATTGCCGCTCGCCGCGCGCGGCATGATGCCCGCACCGACAATGTTGTTCACCAGCACCGCCACGGCCTTGGCCGCATGCGGGTTGTTGCGGACCAGATCTCGCATCCGATCCCGCAAAAGCGCCCCGGCCACGCCAACCTCGGTGTCAGCGGAGGTGCCCGGCGCGCGCCAGCCGTCGGTGCGCCGCCCCTTGGCCGCACCGTCATAGCCACGCGTCAAGGTTTCGAACGCCTGCCTGGCGAGTACGCGCCGTGCCGCAGTGCGCGGGGCCACCGTGGCAATCGCATGGTCAAACCAGTTGGCTGACATCAGCGATCCCCGCGCGAGAAGCTCGCGAGACCAGCGACCGGCAATGGCCGGGTCGTGCCCGCGATGGCGCGCTCGATGGTGCGAATGCGCGCCAGCAGATCCTCTGCAGAGCCGTAATCGATGGATTTGCCGTCATAGCTGACGCGCGTCGTGCCGCTTGCATAGGCCCGCCGCAGCGCCGAAAGCTCGGTTTCCGTCCAATCTGCCATCAAAACCATCCTCCACGCCGTCCAAGCCAGTCAGACCGCCGTTTCCCCTGCGACGCCTGCGCCTGTCGATTGATCTGCCCCGCGGGATCCGCCGAGGTATCGGCAACCCCAAGCTGATCCTCGAGGTCGCGCCATTTCTCGTCGGTCCACCGATCCGCGCCCGCGATCCAGGCGGCGGCGCGGGCATAGACCCGGCAGTCGAGCGCCTCGTTACGTTCCCGAAGCTTCTGCCATTCCAGCCGGGCGAAGCCGCGCTTGGTGCGCACGGTGACCAGCTGCTCAGCGACGAACTGCTTCAGCCATTCATTCTCGACCCAATGTGGCAGGTGCACGGTGCCAGGCTGGCTTTGTGCCCCTTCCGCACGTTCCTCGTCGGTCGGCCGTTCGAGCCGCAGGAACCGATAGGTCTCTGCCTTGAATGTCGAAACAGCCACGGTCCAGAGGCGCGCGCCACGCCGCAGACGTTTGCCGCCCTCGGTCGCGTCCACATAGGTCGGCCCGGACACCGGACTCGCGCGATTGAACCCTTCGACGCCTTTCACCGGGGCCACCTGCGCGAAGCCTTGAGCCCGCGACCAGCCATAGACTGCCGGGGCCTCGTATCCGGTATCGATAGCGAGCCGCGCGATCTTCAAATGCGCGCCACGTTCATGCGGCCATGTCCGGTTCAACAGCGCAGTCAGGTCGCCCCAGGCTTCATGTCGGTCCGGTCCGCCCTCGATCACGATGTGATCGACCAGCCAGCTTTCCAGCCCTCGACCCCAGGCCCAGACATCGACCTCAATCCGGTCTTTCTGGACGTCACCGCCTGCCGTCAGGAACAGCCCACCCGCAGGGACAATACCCGGTTTCC